CGCCGATTTCGGTAGGGCCTGTCGCTGAGTTGCGAACGACCACGGGTAGTCCTCAAACAACGCATCGCGTACATCGTAATAAAACTCTTTACACAAACCAGCTTCGGGCGTGGATTGGTTAATGTCCATGATAGGATTGGCACCCAGTTTACGAAGAACCTGGTTACATATACTGGTTTCACTGGCCATGATTAACCCTCGGTTTTCTTGGCGGCTCTCGCTGCTCTACGCTTGGCGTTTTTAGCCTCACGTTTTTCTTCGTCAGTCAGTGGAGGGAAGTCGTCTTCGAACTCGTCTTCATCGGCTTCGTTATCTACCATCTGACAACCCACTGGGGCAAACTCAACAAGCCCTTCTTCGCATATACGGAGTCGCTTGGAAACTTCTGCTACAGTTAAGCCCTCGGCAAATAAGTATTTAATTGCCCGCATATCGCTTGCCAGCGCACCACCCCTCATGTCACATCAACTACAAAAACACCAAAACAAACAAGACCGTCATAAGGCGCTTCCGATGTAGGACTGTCCGGTATTGCATTAGAAGAAGCAGGGTCTTTGACAGCACGTTGAACATCGCCCCCTTTTGTTGAACCACCCAGAGAAGTGATCTGCGTTAGCTGTGTTGTCAGGAACGGGGCAACACGCTGGATCATTCCTGATTTTCTTGAACCTATAGACATAGAGGTCTCCTGTTGTTAAAAAAAAGCAGGGGGCAAGCCCCCTACCCAAAACACCCCAACCAGAGATATTTTTAAGTGTTATCTACTAACAACTGAACAATATGCTCGTTTTCAACACGAACGGCGTCCATACTCAACATGCAATATAACTGCCAGTCGAATGATAGATCGGGTCTTTCCGCAACCTTCGCCATGATGTCACTAGCAACATGCAAACCAATAGCACGTCTAGTGAAAGCAGTACAATACAAGTCAGTGCCAACACCAGGTTGAACAGTGGACATACCTAATCGAGTAGATACAATAATGTTGAAACCAAGAAAGTTGGGCAAATAACCGGTAGCCAATGCTTTAGAGTTTTGATAATCACCGGAGGTGACTTCTAACAATTGCATTAATGTACGTTGTTGAGCAGGTCCAATAACAAGCGTAATCAACTCATCAGGATCAATGTCGTTGCTCGCAAAAATTTCTTTAACCTGTAACAACAGGTCAATCGAAATAGGGACCGTTGTTGCGCCTACTTTCTGACCAGCTGGAAATACATCAGCTGAGCCGCCATCGGTTAACGCGTTATCATAGAAGCCGTTAATGATTACATCATCAACCGCTCTACGCATGTTCATTGCCAGGTTTTCAGTAACAGCCGAAAGAGGATCAATCAGCATTTGAAGAATTTCCTCGCGGCCTACGATCTCACCGGTATCATACGTTTTAATTAACGTGTTACGTCTTGACCATACTAAACCGTCGGTGGAACCAGCTGCACTAGCTTTATCACCGCCTGTGGGCGAAGCTGCTCTTGCTGTTTTTACACGATAATTGGAGGCCTGCAATCTGTCCCACATATGGGATTCAGATTGACGAAAAACTTCGGTAACAGCAACACGTAGTCGTGAAATTTTTTGTTGGGCGAGGTGACGTACTGTAGATTCAAACGTATCTATATACGCCGCTGGGATTGTAATAGCCATGAGGGCATCCTTTAAAAAGTGAAAAATTAATTTCGCTTCTGGTCTGCCCGTTTATACGGAACCTTTCTAAGCTACGGGTAACTTACCCGGTAGAAGGTCGTATATCTACCCCGAAAAGGGAATATAGGATGCCCCGAGTATAGCACCCGGAGCTGTTGTGTCAAATTTATAAGTTACTCAAAAGTAAGAGAATCCAGCTTTGACTGGGATAATTTATCCAATTTGCTTCGTTTTAATATTAGCGCCTCTCCAAAAGCAGACACCGCTTTTCCTACGCCATTGGACAACGCTTTCTTGGTTTGCAGTCTTTTAACAGCAAAAACACCTCCCTCCAACTCAACGCAAGCATAGCCCATAGTTTTCTTACCGTGCCCCATTGCGATAAACTTTTCAGGAGCAATCGCCCGTTCTTCTTTAGGATGACGAGTAAAATATCTTTGGGCCAAAGGTACTAGCTCAATACCTTGATCTTCTGCTAAAAACTCAGAAATGTAATCCCATCGGATAGCCCCCTCAATTGCAGAGAAGTTAAGACCATCTATAATATCCTTCTTCTCAAACACACCGAAGTCACTAAGTGCATCAGAACATTTATCCAGAACCACTGAATGAATCGGGCAGGAACGCGCCACCTCTCTCCTTAAATATTTAACGCTCATGACTTATCCTCCAATCGTTTACTAGTGATTGAAACCACCTTATCCTTAGAAGGAATAAGTTTTTTCTGCCAACCCAGTGCCCTGTTTGAAACCTCCCCTAGATAAAAGTCTAGGCGTTTAACAACAGCAACGTCTTCATCAAGAGTGATGGAGTCAACCGCTTTTACAACCTCGGCCAACTTCTCAGCGGTAGCGTCAGACTTCAACATATTGTCTATGGAATTAGACAACGCCTTGCTAAAGACTGAAAACAATGGCGTTGGCTTTGCTTTACTAGTCGAAGCTGATTTGAATGCGTTTACATCCACTCGACTCCGAACTTGGGAAGACTTAACCTCGCCATTAATCACTTGTTTGGCAGTGACTTTAACAGCCTTGGCTACATGTTTCTTAGCCTGCTTAACTTCAGCAGCAGGCCGCTCTGTAGACTTAGCCGCCTTATCAATCTGCTTCATTCGACTAAGGGCCTGTCCTACAATATCCTTTGCACTTCTTACAGACAACCCTTGTAGATCGTCACGGGATATATAACCGGCTTCGATTAACACATGACCAGCGTTACATGCTTGGGCTACATCATTCATAGTATCAGTGGCTTTTCCTTTTTGGGTGACCGTCCAGCCAAGAACTTTAGCAATTTCAATAGATTGCGAGTTTTTCTCGTCATGACGAGAAAGGAACCTAACGGCTCCCTCCCAAGAATTAAGCATGATCAGATAATCGGATGAGTAGTCTTCCCCATTCTCACGCCCCATGTATTGAAGCATTTGCAGGTCAGTTAGTTTTTTAACTATGACATTGACATCGGTTAACCCTTCTCGTCTTGCTGCCTCTAGTCGATGATGGCCGAACGCCATTTCAAATCCTTCACCTCGTTCTCTAACTATGATAGACTCCCATAACCCAATGTCAGCTATAGAATGCTGTAGCGCCGCTACTTTATTTTCCTTCCAGGGATAATGATTAAGATAGCGGTGCGGATTGGGGCCTATCATTGTTATCGGGACGGTTTTAATTTCGCTCATATTTCTTCCTTAGTTAAGTTTGCACGAAATGTGCAAATCTAAATTACACAATATCGTGAAAAACAATACTTGTCAACCTTTGTTAAATTATCCCACCACCTAGCCAAAAATCATAAAGCATATCCTCAAGTGAGCCGGTATGGCCCAATACTCCCAAGCGTTCAACCCACATATCATTTATTTCGCCAGGGGCTACCCCCTTTGCAATCAGCATAGACTTCTCCCTATCCATGACAGAGTTACCCGTGCCGCCGTTATCACCTAGCCAGGCGAAGTACTCGTCCGCCAGCGCCTTGCCAGTAATGTTGACGGCTGTGTATTTCAAATCATTAATAGCGCTCATAGTGTATTAACCTGTCAGTGTATGTAATTCAATCACCCGTTCAACAGCAGCCTTATGGCCAGGGTGATGCCGTTGCCAGTAAGCGTGTTCTTTATTGGTTAGTATCTCATCAATTTTAGACTGCGCTTCAGATGGAGTCATAATAGAAGCTGCCCCATCCGTTGCTGCAATCTCCATGCCTTCACCTATCATTGACTTACCGATAGAATGCAATGCTTTGACAGTAGCCGAATCCAATTCCCCAATAGGAAAATTTAAGTGGGGAAAGTGTTCCCCCTTTATCTTCTCAGCAATTGCCATGTTCTGATCGTAGGCCATCCCCCACTCTGACTTTAACGCCCCCTGCTCTGTCTGTCTTTCCGAGTTAGCAGTATTGGAGTTTTCTAATGTTTTCTTAGACATGCCCAGGGCGATCTGTTCAAACTGGGATTGGGTAAGTCCCGCCTCATACGCCATCTTCCTGAACATATCTACGGAATCCGCATTAACCGGAAGGTCGTCGGTTGACTCAGGAGGTACATAAGTGGCGCTATCTTTGGGCCTTCCCATTGAATCAAAAAAGTCTCCCATCTTGTCGGGATCAGGTTTCAGCATTACTTCTGGCGACTTATCCAATAGCTTCTGTAGATATTCTTGTCTACGTTCCGCACTGGCATCCGGGCCAGGTACCTGGATAGAGCGACCAATCATAGAGCGCATATCGCCCATGTTAGAAAAGAACGCTTCCATATCGACAGCGTTCTTAGTTTCTTCCCACTGCTGTACATCTTGCGGGAGGGAGTCTCGCCAATCGGTTACAACGGTTACGCCAGGATTATCGGTCGGGGTATTTTCTTCACTCATTTTAGTTCTCCGCTTAGTTGCAGTATACGAATAGCAAGCGCTCGCTCACCATCCTTAAAGGCGGTGGTCAAGCTATCGCCAGGTGTGTGGCTCATGCGATACGCATAAAAGCCCAAATCTTCTTTTATCTTCTTACCGTTCTCGCCAGCCAGCGCTCGCTTGTAGACAGCTTCAAGAACGATATCATCATTAGCTACATTAACCACCTGCTCCCCCTTGTCCTGCGCCTGCTGGCATATCACCTTTTAATGAAGCCACCGCAGCAGAACCATCTTTGGCGGCTCGCGCTTCTGACTCATCGGCTTCTCTCTTGGCTGCTTGCGCCTGTTGCTCGGCCCGTGTTTCCCTAAGTTTAATAACAGCATCCTCACTTCTAAGGCTTGTGGCAGGTACGCCCATTAGTTCGGCCAGTTGTCTACCGAACTCATCAGGATCAACCAGGTCAATAAGTTCAGGTACCATCTGTCCATACTGATTAAGCGTCATCATGTAGCGTTCCATTGATGTCGCCTTGTCACTTCTCTGTGAGCGAGACAGAGGCCCCGTGTATTCGATCTTGACAGAACCTTGTGAATTGGCCACAACCTCTGGCATCTGTGGCAGTCGACCTGCCCTTGTCAAAATGCCGAATGTACGCGAAACAATGGGGTCTAGCAGCCCGTTCTGTATCTGACCAACAACAGCACCTAGTACTTTTTGCATCATCTCATACCGCACCTGTACTTCGGTGGCAGTCATTTGCGGAGAGTCGCGTAGTTCCAGATCGTTGTTGTGAAAAATTCTACGAATAGAATCCTGCAATCTATCTATCAGTAAATTGGAAACGTTAAAGTCAGCTCCCGATTCTAGCGGCTTGATCCCGTTAATATCACGAACAACAGTTTCCCCACCAGGCTGGAAGTCCAGGTCACCAATAATGTTACGCTGCTGCGTCAACAGAGGAGGCTCAATCGCCTTGGTGGCAGCAGATAAGGTCATTGCCACAACACTATTCAATGTCAACACATCGCCTAGTGCCGTATTGGCAGGGCCTTTGCCCCACTTGGAACCTGACGTTTTTTCCCACTGCGCAACGAAAGCAGGCATTTCATAATAACCGCCTTCTTCTCCCAGCTCATCCTGACCGTCATGGCCATCTGCACCTTCTAAAAGAATATATTTAAACCCGAACGGGCGTTCCTTGGGGGCTAGTGTTTTAGTTACATCCACTCCATTCTTGTCAGAGCGAGCGAATATACAAAATACAATCTCAAGCTTATCGCTTTGAGCAGCTTCGTATTTCTTGCGCACCTTTTCAGGAACGTTCTCTATGCCCCACTTAGCAATGATTCGAGAAGGTTCCCACTCTAACCTGCGGTAGAAATTAAGCGCCTCGTTGTTTAGGCCTGGGTCATAAAATATCTGACGAATAGGGACAGTAGAGAAGTTAACCCCTTCCCACTGCACTTCATTGGGAACTTCTTCGACAATGGCAGTATTGCCGAAGCCAACCATATCAGAGTATGCTTTGTTTATCTCAAGATCGAAGTTCGATTCCTGTAAGGTTTGATACACTAACTCCCCACACTCCTCCAACCATGCCCTCGCTTCCTGATCGTCGTTCAACGTGGCTTGCTTAAACCGCAAATCAAACCATCGGGATGCAGCAGAGGTTAAGGTGGAGTGAACGTGTGCTGTTAATGTTCTATGTGCCATGATGGCGGTAGAATCGTAAATATATCGAGCCCGGTTCCAATCAACCGTTTGCTCCTGTCGATTATCCTCAAAGAACTTACCACCTGCCAGAGGGACAATGTAGCGTTCAATGATGTCCCAGTTGGCCTCAACTGTTGTTCGGTCCGATTTATGCGCAGCGTAGCGTTTTCGTATTTCTTTAGCGTCCATAATATTCCCCGTTCTTATGGACTACCCCGCCCATGCGTAGTGGTGGCAAACTGCCTGAGTTTTTGAGTTGTTTTTCCCCGGATGTTTTTATCACATAATGGGGTCTAATCGGTGAGTTCATATCCTTATAATCGTCCCATAGGATAGCAAAATAACGCCATGAATCTGCTCCATGCGAACACCAGTTGTGGTGAGGTGTGTCTTTGAATCTTCTAAGTTTCTCATCATAAATCCTCTCGTAGCCCATCAACGCTTCTATACCAGGGCGGCAGCTCGTTTCATCAAACTGACATATGGGAAGGAGAGCGCGGGATGCTTCGATGCCATCGGCTCTCGATAACTTAGGCGCAACTGTGAAGTATAATCCTAACTCTTTACACTTTTCAAGTCTATTAAACCCGGTCATGGGGTCACGCTGGGTGATGTCATGGGGGGCGATATGATCAAAGTAATTATAGGGCTGCTCTTGAACGCGCTTAACCCACTCGGTCATGGGAACGTTTGATTCCTCCATGTAATTTATAACACGGGGACCAGAGGGGGCAACTTGTATAAACCAAATTGCATTAGAGTCATTGAGTCCCAGGTCCCAGGCAGTGACCACGTTAAGCATGGGGTCGTGTGGGAAATAACCGATAGCTCCATTTTTGTGTAGCTTAGATATAATGTCAGCATAATACGCACCAGGCATCCCCTGATCGAAGTCGCAATAAAACTCCTGCTTTGCCGTAGCCTCTGGCATCCCGTTAGCTATCTCATCCAGGTAGGCTTGTTGTGTGATAACCGGAGTGCCATCCTCCCGCTTCGACTCGTCGATTGTAATACACTGATAAAACCAGTCGGGATGGGATGGCGTCTCTCCTACCCTGGCTTTCGCTGTATTGCGCAAATCCCAACCGTGGTTGTGTCCACGGGAGGTGTAGATAAACAGCGCCCAGCCCTTGTTCTCTACCAACATTGGTCGGAAGTACTGAAGCGCAGCAGGATTCTGGATGGAGTACTCGGAGAATATTATCCCCCTTGGATTCGTCCCCACCAGGGAGTCGTAGTTATCGGCGCCCCCTATCTGGATAACCGAGCCGTTGATAAGCTCGACATACATCTCCTGGTCCCGCTTTGTTTTGATTATCTCAGGGGGGATATGGTCAATAAACTTCATCCCATCCGAACCAATACCCTGCCATATGATTTTACGCGCCTGGGCGGCTTCTGGGGCCATATAAAGGTAATACCCAGGTGTGTCTATCATGGCCCGGCAAATCAGAATGTTTATAGAACACTTATCCTTGCCGGCTCGTCTATGCCATACCGCCACGGCGTTCTTGACGTTCATAGCGTGTGAGGGCTCTCTATCGAGGATAATGTCAGTTATGGTAGGAACCGGTGGGAACAGCTCCGGTATCATGGCCCGCATCAGGGAGAGCTGATACTCGCGGGGGGTGAACTTATAGGGAAGAGTAATAGTGTTGTCATCTTCTACATGCAAGTCATTTATTAACATAGGCTAAGTTAGTCCTTGCAGTGTTCTTTACGTGCCAGGTGCGTAATGACAGCATCTTCGGTACGTCGCAGTTT